TAGATACACAATTGAAGCGTCACTAGACTTATGGTGGAAATGACCCGAGAGTGTTAATTCAAATTTATCAAACGTTGTTTTTTTCTCGCCGTGTGATGAAATGGAGCCGCGATACATCTCAAACCCTTCAATTTCAAGATGACCCATACAAAGTCTAGCATTACTTTCTTGAATCATCTTCATAGACTGTTCTTGATTTTCAGAACAAATCCAAGGTAAAAGAAGCATCTTACAATTATTAAGAATAAGTTCTACCGGTTCTGTGTATAATGCAATGTTTGAATATTTTCCGTCAATGAGTTCTGTGAGCGCGTTGACTTTATTTGTATTCTTGTAAAACGTATCATGATTGCCCACAATAAAAGTACCAACCATACCATATTCTTGAATCCTATCTAAAAAATCAGTCCTTAGTCGACTTGCAGTAAGAAAGTTAACATGTTTTCTACGATCTACAACGTCTCCTAAATGAATGACATGGCTGATGTTATTATCTTTTAAAGTAGGGAAAAAGATAGTATCTAAAAATTTTTTATTAGCGTCTAAAAAAGCTATGTTGTCGGAACGAATTCCATAGTGAGTATCAGTTATAATAGCCAATTTCATTATTATTCACCATTAGCAAATTTTTCTATACCTATTATATCCTTCTTTTTTGATTTTGTCAACTTAGACTCAAAGTCATTTATTATCTGATCTGAAATTTTGTTTCCGGTAATGTCTACTATTTCAGTATCGAAAACGTGGAGTACTTGCATATTTTTGTGTTTGATGTAAGTCTCTTTCTTTTCCTTAGCGATTCTTCTAATGAAAGCGTTCCATGCTATCCAACTAAAATAACCAAACGCGTTAACCGTTCCTGTTCTAGATCTTTCTATAGACTTTTTTTCATCAAACTTTTGAACAGCCTCCAAACAATTCTCGATAGCGTCACCGACCATCTCTTCTCTAAAAGAATAACCAGAAAAGTTTGGTCGAGTAGCCATCTTTGTGCATATGGCGTGTATGCATAGACCAATGTAGTCTGGTATCTTTGCATCTGGTTGTGATTCCAACTTCTGCTTGTATTCATTCAGAGCCACGATAAAATCTTTGTTATTAACATAATGCTTTTTAGTTGCACTCATTGGTTGACACTCCTGGAAACGTGTATATAATCAGGTATTGAGGAAAAGGTAATGGTATAGGTTATTTTAAGTCTATAGGATAAATCTTATAGTCAAATGACTCGCTTGAATATATCTTGATACGTTCCAGGAAATGGAGTATGGTATGGTTCTTTTTGGATTTCCAACTCAAGTCATCAGCTATGTCATACAGAGTAGCTGATACTTTGTCACCAGACTTTCTAAGTACTCGACCTATTGATTGTAAGTTTCTAATCCTAGATTTAGATGGACTAGTAAAGACTAAGTTTTGAAGATTAACTATATTGACACCGGTAGAAGTAGTACCTGAACTAGCAAGAATAATACAGTCAGTTTTTGTTTCTACTGAGTGTCTAATTTGTTCACGATCGTGAGCTGATACTTCACCAGATATAAAATATACTAGTCTATCACCAGCTTCATCTTTTATTATGTCATATAACACTTTACCATGTTTATCGACAAAATTAAAAAAGACAATTGTGTTACCGGTAAGTGATAGTACTAAATTTTTGATGAATTTGTTTCTAGATTGATTAGTAACTATAAAGTCTAGTTCTTTCTGATAGTCTAACTTTGACACTTCTTTTTTGATATGATCGGGATACTTTAATACAAGAGCTTTAATCTTTAGAGAAGCTACTGTTCCTTTTTGCATCAACTCTGAGGTTGTAGTTACTCTAGTCACAGGTCCAAACAATCCTTCTAGGACCATCTTATTAGTTTGTGTACCATCTAATGTACCAGTAAATCCAAATCGATGTTTACAACTAGGAAGATTTGTCATGATGGTGGTCAAGCTCTTTGCTTTAAAGAGATGGCACTCATCACCTATGACTAAATTAAATCTGTCAAACCAACTCTTATGGAGTTTATAAATGGATTGCCAAGTAGATATGACAATCTTCTTATCAGTTATCTTTTCTTCACCACCCATTATTTTATGAATTTGCTCAGGATCAAATCCATAGTCCTCAAAGTCAGAAGCCATTTGATGAACTAGAGAAGTAGTTGGTACAATGATGAGTGTATTTGAATTATAATGACGTGTCAACATATAAATGATAAGTGATTTACCAGAAGCAGTCGGTGACAACAATACTGCTCTTCTTTTTCTAATTGCATGCACATAAGCATTTATTTGATAGTCTCTTGGTACTTTTGTAAGACTCATATTTTCAATAGATTTTTTAGCTTCTAACAATGAAAACTCTTCATCATAGTCTATGCCATCTAACTCAAACTCATACTTTCTAGTTTTACAAAAAGATTCTACGTATTCATTGAGCCCAGCATATAATGTACAAGTAAGTGGATTTAATAAACGTATTTTACCATCCCAGACTTTATTTCTTACCGAAGGCATAAACTTAGCACCAGGTACTTCAAATGTAAAATGGTCTGCAAGTTCCATTGCTATACCAGGATCACACTCTATCTTATTATACACCTCATTAAATTTTTTAACTATAATCTTATCCATTTTTACCTAATGTATCTCATATGAATCATTAACCACCCATTGTGAATCGTATAAAATCCACCGCTGTTTTAATGTTATAACCACGATTGTTTAGTGTCTTAATAATTGATTCTAAAAATTCGACTTTTTCTTGCTGAACACCGATCTGCAGAGACATATCTATAATGTCTTGATCAGCTTCTAGATACATAGGTATGTCAGCCTTGAGTACTATACCACGCGGCGGGAGCTTCCAACCTTTTGCTTTAGTCTCTTCATCGTGACCCTGCGCAAGAAACTCTGTCTTTTCTAAACGAAGCTTCTTATACTCAGTTTCAAGTTTCTTTAACCTAGATTTTTCCGCTACCAAGTACCTATAATACTTGTGATGAAGATTTGGGATCTTGAGAGACTCATCATCTAATCTTGTCTTATCTATCTCAGCATCCTTCTCCCACTCGGAGAATAAAGACTCAAAATTCATAATATAATCCTGTATCGATAATAGTATATAATAACACAAGTATTATTAAATGTCAACCGCCAATAAACACAGTAGGTGAACCAGAAATAATGATATTATCTGATCCATAATTATCACCAATTCGCCCCATTCCTTGCCCACCGATAAAGACTGTAGATGATCCTTCGGTCAGAGTAGAAGTATCCGGATCGCACCCATAAAACGCGTGAGCACCGACTTGATCGCCGACTCTGACTGCTTTATGACCATTCACGTATACTTCACAAGTTGGAGTCCCAGTAACAGTAGTTACTGGAAATGCACAATCTTTTCCAATTCCTGTTTTTGAAAATACATTATCTATACCACCAGATCTAGCTGCAGCAGGCATTATATTTTTCCTTGTGTTACTACTTGTTCAAATACATTTAATGCAGGTTCCCAGTCCCAATGTACATATTGAGACATACTATAACTTGCAGTATCATTTGGATCAACACCAATTGCTGTAAAATTATAACCGGTTAATAGAGCATAAGTGACAGATGGTGTTATCCATTTAATTAATGCTAAAAAATCATTAGGTATTTGTTGCGGTGTAGTAGTTACTATTGGAAACCCTTCTTCATCTAAAATAAATTCGTAAGTATCACTTCCTATCAAACCACCACTAACAGTTCCACCTACACTAATGACATATTCAGCTGGATTTGGATCTATGACATTAGAGTATAGACCAGAGACACTAGTGGGCAACTCAACATCTATGCTATCGATAGCGACTGTTTCTGTGACTTCACCATCTATTTTTTTCAATGTAAATTTTAAATAAATCAGAAACGCGGTGCCTGAATAAACTGAATATAAGTACGAAGGATCGTCAATTGGACGAAAATCCCCAAGGATCGATGGTACCGTAATAGGTGTTTGTACTATCTCTAATACATAAGAACTCATGTTACTTTCACGATATCAAAAATAGTATATACAAATCTAGCCGTAGCTTCTATATAGTTAACAGATTCATCCGTTGACTCAAAACTTATGCTAGATACTGATATGGGAAACGCGTCTTTGAACACGAACTCGTAATTAGGGTTCTTTTGACTAGTCAATACTGTAACGACTATGTCAGACTTCAAACCCTCGCCGGTGTATATTGCTTTCTTAGAAAGATTAGCATATTCTTCAAAAAATGGTTTACCAAGAGACCTTACCCAGTTATGTATCTCTAAGTAATTCTGTAAGTTTTCATCTACTTTAAATGTGACATCAAGTTCATCATACTCAAGGTGGTCACCAGACAAAGGTATCTTTATCAGGGGATTAGGTGTATCTACTTTAGGTAAAGAGATGCCAGGAATATTGATCTTTTGTACGAAAAAATTTAAGTTTGGTGCTCTCTTTAGCGTGAACTTAAAGTTCAGTGGCGAGAGCATATTAAGCATGGTCTGTGTACTCATAGCTTACTCACTAGAATGTAATGACTATTCTATTTATCTCATAAAAAAATCCGGGAAGTTTCCCTCCCGGATTTCTTTTTTAGTAAAGTGATACCTTAGAGAAGGTTTGTTACAACCACTCTACGGTAGTAGACGTTAGTGTTGAAAGTTAGTGCACCAGCACCAGCTGTAGCACCTTCGGCGAATGGATTTGCTACCATGCCGTATCGAGTCTTGAAGCCAATTTTTGGTTGGAAGCTGTCTTGATCGACTGCACGAACCATTTGTAGTGGAACATATGGGCAGTAGAATAGACCAGCATCAAACGCAGAAGAACCCTTATAACCAACGGTGAGATAGTTACCACCGATAGCATATGGATCAATATAAACCTTTAGGCGACCATTAAGCACACCAGCAAAAGTGTTGCCTGTGTCATCTACTTGTAGGTTATTTGAGTTAAGGGCAGGAGCATAGTCAAGTACACCAGCCATTTGAAGAGCAGAAGCTACGTCAGAGGAGCAGATAACAATGTTACCCTTACCACGACGAGTTTGCTTGGCGATTTGGTTTGCTTCACGTTCTAGTTGGAACATGAGACCCTTGAACTTCTCAACGGACCAACGACCAGAAGAGTCGGTGTCAAGGTCGAATACGCCAGCAGTTGTTGTGTTCTCTTGAGCACCAGCAACGGCGGTTACGTTAATTGTGCGAACAACTTCACGGTTGATTTCAGCAAGGATTTCAGCAGAGAGGATGTTAGCAAGTTCAGTCTCGGCGTCTAGACCATGGATAGCCTTTAGGTCCTGTG